CAACTGGGCGAAGGCTGAAGCCGATGCCTCCAAGAACAAGGTCGCCCTGGATAACGCCAACGCCAAGGTCACCGAACTCACCGCGGAGGTCGAGCGGGTTAAGACTGAGGGCATCCGAAACGCCTTCACCGTGGCCGCTGGAGCCTGTTTCCTCGCCGCCCTAGGGTTAGCCATACTTGGGCAGTACATCCGGGCAGGAGCAGCCTTTGCCGTAGGCGCAGCCATCGGCGGTATGCCCTACCTGTTCGCCTCCCCCTACTTTGTGCCTGGGGTTGGAATTACCATTTTAAGCACAATCTTAATTTGGTCTTTAATCTGGTACCTAAAGAAAAAGACCCCCCCCACCCCTAACGATGTCTCTCAAGAAACGAATCAAGATCATCGAGACTCCCCTTGACGGTGGAAAACTGGGAGACACCAAACAGGTGGAGGACGATTCCTACGTCGTCTACATCCACCCCGTCCATTGCTCCCCCCGTAGCCGAATGAACACCGTCGTCCATGAATCACTCCACGCCGCAGACTGGGATGGCCTATCCGAGCGTAAGGTGCGCCAACTGACCGCCTACGTCGTCGAGTGCCTCTGGCGCCAGGGCTACCGCCGTACCCGCAAATGAGCCCCCCACCCCCTGCAAGTCCTTTAGACGGCGGCGACGTCCAAACCATCGTCAAGGACGGGGCGGTGGCCGGCATCCTCGGCGGCCTTGCAATGGCTTCGAGGCTTCTCTTGAGTACTGAGCCCGTCACATGGGGATGGGCTGTTCGCCGGGTATCTGCTGCGTCCATCGTGGCCGTGTTCGTTAACTACGCATCCAAGGACTACATCACGAATAACAGCCTGCAAATTGCTGCGGTCGGAGCGACGGCTTACGCCGCACCCGAATGCCTAGATTTTTTGCTACGGTGGATTAAGGCCCGCGGAGAAGCCGAGGTAGCCAAGGTCACCAAGAAGATTTCCAATGGCAAAAAGCCCAAAGCCAAGCGCAAGCGATAGCAACTTGCTGTGGGCAACGGTCGCCCTCCTGGCCTGCTCCTTTATCGGGGCAGTAGGCGTTTACGTCCTTTCGGACTACGTCCTGTCTAGTTTTCAGAATACCAACGCAATGGCCCTGCTGATCACGGACGCCGGCACGAAGAGCGACGACAAGAACCTTGAGCACCAACTGACTACCGCCACCTTAGGGCTACAGGCTTGCCGGGATTTAGGTCTGGCTTTGGCCATAGGCTGCTTAGGCACCGCGGTGGCGGTCAGTATCCGTATCTGGCGTCAAAGGGCTTCTTAGGCCGTTTCCTGCGGTTCGTCCACCTTGGTGCCCTCGTAGTACAAAGCCGCCCCCACCTTCCGCGGGCGCAGGATGGCATTGGTCACCATCGCCTTGATGAGCGACTCAGCCTGGGCGAACTGCAAGTTGTGCTCCCCAGTCAATTCGTCGAGCAGAGCCTTGCGGGATAGCCGAGGCTTGGTAGCATAGTAGGCGTACTGCTGCCCCACCTTTAAGAGCTCGAAGGCCGGCGCCATCGGGGCAACCTCCCAGAGCACCTTGTGCTCGGCGTGCTTCAACTTAATGGACAGGGTAGGCTTGCCGTCGGGGTGACGCATCCCGGCTTCCTTGCCTCGCTTCGTAGGTTAAACGAGAAGACGGGCTTGTCCTTGGACTCGCGGCGTACGCTGATAATGGCTCGAGCCCAGTTTACTAATTCGGCCGACCCAGTCCCGCTGTACATCATATCCGAGATAGTCTGCTCTTCGAGCACCTCCTTGGCCTTCGGCTTACCTTCGTGGTGGATGATTACCATAATACACCCCGTCTCTTTGAGGATAGGGTCGATGAGGGTACGCAGGAAATTGGAGCAGACCTCCTGCTTATTGATGTCACCGCCGATGTAGGCGAGCAACGGATCGACCACAATCATATCCAGCTTGTGGCGGGTAATCAGTTTGCGGACTAGGTCGGTGAAGTCCTTGCCGGTCTTGCCCGACTCCATAAAGAACTTCAAGTTGTCACGGATAAGGTCAAACTCAGACGGCTTCAAGGCCATCCCCGAGCACACGCCCTGGAGCGACTCAGATAAATCTCCTACGTCGCACTCGGCCTGCACGACGCCGATGCGGAGAGGGCGCACGCACGGGATGCCGAAGAGCTCGCGGCCTGTTGCCCACGACAACGCCATCTGCATCACGAAGGACGACTTGCCGATACCCGACTGCCCGGTGATGAGCAGCGACGCCCCCTTGCACAGGTATCGGCCGTTGCCGACCATCTTGTTCGGGTCATTCTTGAAGTCGTAGTTCAGCAGGACGTCGAGCCCGAGGTCGGCCGGAACATCCTGCCCCTCCGACCAAGCCGAAAAGTCATCCCAGTCGCTGGCACCGATATTGAACGCCACAATCTTTTGCTCCTTGTCGCCACGCATAACCCCCCCGAGGCGTGACCAGCGGGACGGGTTCTTGTTCTGCGGATCGGGCTCGTGGTCGGATAGGTACTCGTAGACTCGGTTGCGGCGCTCTTCCCATTGAGCCTTGTCTACGGCGTCTACCCGTACCCAGGCGTGGACTGACTTGCCACCCGACTCAACGAGCAGGCTTATGGGGAGGTTTGACTGCTGGAAGATGGCGAGTTGCTCGTCTTTGGACTTGTTGTCGAACTCGACTAGGACGTGGCGGTATCCTGCGACCGCGGCGTCCGTGCCGGTGTAGTCACCCTTGGTAAAGGGGTTGATGCGAATCCAAGCCCCCTGCTCCGTGTCCTTAAAATGTTTGGCACCCTTGGCATCGGGGCCGAAAAACTTGGCCAACCATTCGGCACGGGTAAGGAACATCCCCTTGGACGCCGGGAACCACTTCCCCTCTTCGGTCTGCCCAGCCTCGTTGGTAATGCAGATGACGTCTTCGTCCTTGAAGCAATGGATAAGCACGTCGGCCGTGCATAGAGGCGTCTGGGCCTGCACGATCTCGGCGACGGCCTTCGGGTCAAAGATTAGCCGGCCATTGGCGCCGACCCGCCGCTCCTTCCCCTTGGCCAACCAGCCGCGTGGGCGTTCATGGGGCTTCACGAAGGCGTCGTTTAACTTATGGCGCAAGTCCTTCTCCGACCAGTTGGGCGAGCAATGGGTGGTGTTCCACTCGTTGAGCAGCGACCAGGCGTCGTCGTAGCCGAGCTCAAAGCCGTTGGCTAGGATGCTGGCGGCACGATAGGTGGCAGGATGCCCTCCCTGGCCGGCGAGGGCTGGCGGTAGCTTGGCGAGATAGGCACGGGCTCCCGTGATGCGGTCTTGAAGGGTCATTTGGTTTCAGCTTCGACGCGGGCAATCTGCTCACCAATCCAGCGCATGACGGGAACAGCCATCGAGTTGCCAGCACACTTGTAGCGTGGGCCGTCGGGGCATTGGTCGGCTGGCTTGCCCTTCCAAGGGATTTGCGACCAGTTGTCGGGGAAGCCTTGGAGACGCTCGCATTCGACAGGGGTGAGGCGACGGACTGCCATAGCAGTTGCGATGTGCGGCATCTGGTCACCAGCGGAAGCCTTGAGGGTAGTAGTAGTAGTAGTAGATGGATCGGCGCCAGCCTCGCGTCGAAGGTTGCCGGGCTGGAATGTAATGGCAAGAGCCTCGGCCTCGACCCGCTCGTTGCCTGTACGAGAATAGGGCGGGCCGCTGCTGGTGACAGTCGGAGCGACCGAGCCGGGCATATGATGTTGAACCATTGGCACGTTACATCCACCTGTACCCATAAAAGACTGCAACGTGGGTACTGCTCCATCATAAATTCTTAACGCGTCTCTTCGACTATTTTCGTAAACCTGTTGATGGCACACGCCGTGGATATCGGTCTTGGTCAGCGTGAACATCGGGCCGCCTTCCGTCGCACCTGTGCCTTGTGGGCCCGAGGTCTCGCCCCTTCCAATAATCGTTCCTTGAATGGCAACCGGCTGGGCAATGTAGTTCGTCTGGTGCGTTCCGGGCAAGGCGATAGCCCCTACTTTGTCGCCGAGCAGACGGACTTCCTCGCGTTGGTTCTGCGTCCATGCGACAGGTTGCACAACCGCATGAGTAGTCCGGGTGTCGCCAAGGTCAAAGTTGTTGAGCGTGTTGCTCGCATCGGCCAGCACCAAACTTTCATTATCGGTCTTCGAGCAAGCTCGCTTAGATTTGCGAAATGGGACTGGCACAAGCCCTGCACCCTTCTGGCTAAATAATTCTTGGTTGGAATAACCGGGAGAACCAATGTTGTGTGCTTGGTTAAGCGTAGGATGAACATCGCCGCCTTCCCAATGGGATTT